GTATTTTCAGCAGCCTGTTTAATGATTTGTGCACCAACATTTTCAAAGGGGTCTTCCAGTTTAATAAATTTGGCAACAGTCACTCCATCCTTTGTGATAATAGGAGGAGAGCCCTTCTTATGAAGGATAACATTGCGACCTCTCGGTCCCAGCGTCGACGCAACGTTGTCTGCCAACACGTTAACGCCTTTAAGAATCTTCTCGTGCAAACCTTTACCGTTTGCGTACTTCCTGACCATGCGTACTCCTTATAGTCTTATGTATAAATAATAATCACTATTATACCTAAGTCAATAAAAGAATTAAATAAATTAAACAGGCGGATCTTCTTGTTTGGTTGACTCAAGTGTTTGGACGGCGTTAGTTGTAACCACTTGTAATTTTTGAGCGTCTTCTATTGCGTCTTGTGCGTATATAGTTCGGCCTTGCTGATCTTCTTCTTCGGCCACGCCTAAGAAATAGTTATTGACGTTATCTGTAAACGCTTGCAGTTGACGATAGACAGGTCCAATAGTTTCTTTTAGTAAGTCTGCGTATCTTGCCCACGTTGCCTTCATGTATTGCTCACCAATCATCAAGGTGCCAACGTGCTTAAAGTTCTTGATCCCTTCGGCTTGCAATCTCGTAAATTCAAATTGTTGTCTTTCTTTATATCCTCTGGTGAAACGCAGAGACTTGATAATTTCCTCTTTATTTTTTGAAGCAATAGCACGCTGAACTTGTTCAACGACAGCCATGGAACCAAAAAGTGCTTCTGCTTTTGTTTTTTCAAATTTCGTGTCAGCGTATCCAACGACGAAAGGTGCAAACTGATTCAGTTCTTCGACTGGTGTGTTTACAATCCGGGACAATAACTCCGACCAAGAATTCTCGTCCATTGGTCGACCTTTAACCAATCCCTTGATAATTTCTCTTTCTTCCTGCAAGGTTTCTTCAGCCGGTGCACGAGTTGGAGAGAAGTGAAATTTGGTGGCTTGTGGGTTCGAAGGGACAAACCCTTTAGCACCAAAGGATATTCCTTTCACAGCCTTCTCTTCTTCACGAAGTTTTGCCATAAAAGCTTGTAATTGCTCCGCATTTTCAATATTGATCGCTTTTGACGAAACACCTTTTAAGAACGGTGTAACAAATACATCTAAGAAATTTTCTAGCGTAATCAAAAATTCACCGAATTCTAAACCCTGGTCTCCGTCGACGCGGCGGGCGTCTAGGTAATAAATGTGATCGATGTTTGGGGCGCCAAAGTGCTCAACCATGTTTCTGAAAGAGCCCTTAACTCCTGTAGTCTGACCAAGCAATTTCAACGAATAGTGTTTGTCTCCTAGAACAACATCTGTGATTGGCTTTCCAGAAGCATCCATACCTTCGATATCCTCCGGACTTACAATCTGTACGGACTTGTCTCCGAACAATCCAGCAAGGAAGCCTTCAAAGATAAATCCACCTGCTGATTCGGTAAACGACGACAGGATAGCATATAGCATTTCAGCCATCACCATTGTTGAGAGAATTTCTCCCACTGTTGCGCCTTCTTTCTTCTCTGTCAAAATAGAATTCAAGTTAGCTAGCTTTTCTTCCAAACTTTCACCGCCAATGTTTCTGGCGAACTTTTCGATCATTGCGCGATCTTTAGTGCCCACCTTTCCAAAGTCTTCCGTAATTCGAATTGTCGGCAGGCTGATGTTTATCTCTTCCTGGTCGAACACAGAAGTGCTAGCTTCGTCTTCTCTAAGAAGCTGAAGATTAGAAATCTGATCTTCAATCATCTCCAGCAAAACATCGAATGAAAATGCCGGGCTGCCTTGGTATCTTTCATATAATTTATCGATAACGCTTTTCTTCATAATATTAATTAGTCCTTAAGATCTCGGATTTCTTCAAGAATCTGATCAAGTTGTAAGCCTAGAGTATCCCACTTCTTTCTCGACAAGTTATAGTGATTAACCACACCTTTAAATTTAGCTCTCTTGGATGGCTTGTGCACTTTTGTTAATAGGTTTCCATCATCATCCAAGGGGCACTCAAGAGGTATTCCATAATGCTTGTGCAGAGCCTCAATCAATGCTTTGTATGCTTCTATTTGAACTGGATATGCCCCTAGAAATGGCTTGGGGCGCCAGCCGTGCACTCTCCATCCATCAATGATGGGTCGGAATCCAAAGCCTTTCTTCTGGTAGGCTTTGTTATACTTTGTATACACAGCGTTGCTAAAATCAATGCCCACGGAGGCTTTGTTGACCCTTCTTATCCCAGCATGCCAGGCGACATCTTGAGTGTCTACAAGCTGTACAATGGTGCCGTCGTTGTCGATAACAAAATGGGTGGATATACCACGTTTCTCTAAAATCCTCTTGCATGAGGCGGCAGAAAGTGTCGCATCCCAATGGGTTACAACCATCGTAGGCTTTCTTGGTTTACCTTTAACCTTAGAATAGCAGCCATCCTTTATCCAGCTAGTCTCTACCTTATCCCATTTAATACTAACGGGAATACCATTACAGAAAATACGATTTTTTTTAATTTCTGTTTGCATAGCATCCTCCGTGTTATCGGCATAGGCCAGTTTGTTTGTATAAGCTCTGCGATAAGTCATCTCACCGCACAGCCCGTCAACCTTTAAATCATGTAACCTTTGAAATTCCTTAATGTTTTCTATTAGATCATTATCAAATTCTTTTGCTCCGAACCAAGATGGCTCCCAACCATATTTTTTAGCTGAATTTTTATTGTACTTTCTTTTCCACCAACTCATAACTTTCCTTATATAATTATGTCGGCAATACCCAAATCCACTGCTTCTTCTGCGTCAAGATAAACATTTATTTTCTTATCCATAAGTTTCTTAATATATTTTTCTGTCATGTTTGATTCTTTCGCCAAAGCTTTAATATATTGTTTTTGGGTAAATTTAGCCTCTTCCATTTCATTCTCTAGGTCTTGTAGGTGTCCGTGTTGTCCAGACATCACCCCGTGTATCATGACGCGACAATTTGCGCCGATACGTCGCTGGCCTTTTGAGCCTGCTGCGAGCAGCAATACACCGGCACTCATCACTTTTCCCATTCCATAGGTTTTGATTTCACATTCCTCTCTGACAAATCTCATGGTGTCATAAAGAGCGAACATATCCGTTGCTGAGCCACCATAGGTTGATATATAAAAATCTATAGGATCATAGGTTGTAATAATTTTAGAGTTCGCATCACTTGGATCCTCTAAAGTTTCGTGCTTTCCCGTCTCTTTTAATACAACGAGTGAATACAGTGCCTCAGAGCACTTTTCCTCATTGATGGTTCCATATATGCCTGCGGCACGTATCTTGGGGGGCTCAGGCGCGGTTAATGCGGCAAGATCCAAGACCATTGAGGAGGTTTCTGTTTCCTCCTCCGTTTTCTTTTCTTCTTTCTTCTTTTTCTTAGTGGCTAGCATTGTTCCCTCCGTTGCGATGTTTTTCAATTAGCCTAACTGCTTGTTTCCAAGTCTTAAATTGTAGTCCAGAGCGTAAATGGGGCGGTGTAAGATTTACAATCGTCTGGATGATCATATACCTCCACACTTCCTTTGCTCTCTCGTCTGCAGCAATTATAGTTTCTGCTTCGTCTCCTGTTTTCTCTCTTATGATGTTGTAGCGATATTCTTCCATTGCTTCAGATTCTTGGTCTATTAGGTAAGCCAAATTCAGAATACTGATTATTGCCTGGTTATAAAGATTGTGAAGGCTTCCATATTTTAGTATCTTTGTCACTCCCAGGCAAGAAATGATCCCAAGGCAGTACCAAAAGAACACTTCAATTGTTGTTGTTTCCATTCGCTCCTCTCAAAAAAATAAAGCCTGCTAGAATTCTAGCAGGCTTTATAAAAAAAGTTAATCAATTTATTCTTTTTAGCCTTTTCGCGCTCTTGCCATCAGTAAACGATGCGCGACTCTCCGAGTAACTTCATTAATTAAATTTGTCTCGATATCCTCTTCCATGTAGAATCCGGCGGCACTAAGACTGCCTTCAATCTCTCTACGAAGACTTTCCATCATAGGGCCGGCCTCTTCTTCCTCACCGCCCATCTCAGGCTCCATATCCATCTCCTCGTCTCCGGGTTCGCCCTCGGGGCCTTCCAAATCTCCAAGCTCGTCTTCTAGCCCTTCGAGTTCTTCTTCATCTTCTTCGCCTTCTTCTTCGAATTCAACCTCAAGGTCAATTCCTTTCATTTCGGCGTAATCTTCCACCTTGTCGTTAATGAACTCCAGAAAGTCGGAAAGATCGTCTGCATCGATGTCTCCCTCTTCTTCCTCATCACCGAGGTCAAGGTCTTCATCTCCCTCTTCGTCACCGAGGTCAAGGTCTTCATCTCCCATTTCAGGATCCATTCCCATTTCTTCGTCTTCCATCTCTTGCTCTGTGAGAGATGTGTCATCGCTTTCATATGCCTCGTCGAAGTATTCTCCCTCGCCGTTTTCTTCAAGCTCTTCGGTTTCTTCGATAAAACTTTCAGTTAGTGTTCCAATGTTGGCCAATTTCATCATGCGACGAACGTTGCCTTCGCTTAAAATGCGTTTCTTCATTTTAGTAGCTCCTTTTTAAATGATTAACTTTTTTGCTAAATGAACGGTTTTTAACCTTTTTCACTATCATTAAATAGTTCCTTTCCGAGTGATTTTACTTAATTTTTTTAAAGCCAAATCTTCAATCTGTTTTACCCTGACGAAACTAATGTTCAATCTCTTCGCAACTTCTCGCAAAGTCATTTGTCCGTTGTCTTCTACTGTCTTATGAATACAGTTATATTCTTTCTCATAATCGACCCAGGCGCGACAATCGGTATTCGGGCATGACACGTCTAATTCGACGCATGTTTCTAAGCATTTCATAATGTTGGACCTTCCTCTTCTACAAGATCAAATATATTCTCAATTTCCATTTCGTCAATACCAAATTGTTTTTTTACTTCTCTACCCTTCTCTACAAGCTTCCGTGTTTTTTTAATTTTATGTTTACCACGCATTTTATACTTTTCCTGAAATTTGTTAAGATAATTTAAAATATTTTCATCATCATTTAAATATCCAGACATCATGATTCTAAAAAAGGTACTTTGTGTCATACCGTCGTGTTGCAACTTAATACGCAAATCGGCTTGGCGTTTTTCTGTATCATAAAACATAAATTTCTTTCTGTCCTCCGGAGAGGGCACTGTAGGGTCTTTCATTCTGGTGATCCTCCGTCTACATCATATGATGGCACTGATGGGTTGTACACATCGTCCCAGCACCCAGATGCATCTTCCTTGTTTATGTAATATACGCCGTGCTGATCTTTTCTGATGTCGTAACAACAATCACACGGCAGCCAAGTTCTTACTGGTGGCGGGTCGGCAAAGGCTGGGCCTCTGGAACATTTTTGCCTACCTATTTCACCATTTGGACAAGTACATAGGCGCTTATCCCAGCCGGCGCACTCGTATATCTTCGGCTCTTTACAACCAAATAATAATACTACTAATAACAGTATGTATCTCATCGTCTCCTCATGATGTGCGTTGAGCTTTCAAGCTGACCGGCCCCAGTCTGCCGAATAAACTTAGCTTTGATTTGTAAATCTTTTAATGTACGTACACCAGAATAGCTAAGTCCACTCCTAATGCCACCCAAAAGATTATCCAATATAGGAGCAACCTCTCCTTTGTAGGCAACTGTAGTCGCGACTCCTTCTGGGGTTGATGACCTTCCTCGCCAATCTGATTGGGCTTCTGCGGAGGCCATTCCTCTGTATACTTTATACCTCTTCCCTGAGTTGCTATAAAATGTTTCACCTGGTGTTTCCTCCGTCCCTGCTAGCATCGATCCGACCATAACAAAGTCTGCTCCCGCGGCTAGCGCTTTTACGATGTCGCCGCTGGTCTTGATTCCGCCATCTGCAATTATCTTTGTGGAGTGGCCTGTTTGCGCGCACTCCATTATGCTTTCCAGGGTTGGCATGCCGTGTCCTGTTACTAATCGTGTTGAGCATATGCTTCCCCCTCCAATTCCAACACGGATGCTATCCGCTCCCCATTCAGATAGAGCATTGAAGCCCTCCAGGGTCGCGACATTTCCAGCCATAACGTGAATCTTATTCCCATAGTTATCTTTCAAGGTTTTTACGGCTCTCTCCATAGCGATATGGTGGCCGTGTGCTGTATCAATACATAGTATCCTAGCACCTAAATGCGACACCATATCTGCGCGTTTAAGATAATCTCCAGTCGCCCCTATGGCGACGGCAACTGGTATGCTTTCGTTGTGATTACGAATTTCTTTAATTATGTCTGCTTGTTCGTTGATTGTATTGTATCTGTGTACAATCCCCAAACCACCAGCTTTGTGAAGAGCTAGCGCCATTGAAGCTTCCGTAATAGTATCCATAGGACTTGAAATAACGGGAAGTCTAAATTTAAGCTCTTGATCTAACTCGCTGCTCGTATCAACTTGTGATCTACTTTCAATGTCACTATAGCGAGGGACAAGGAGTACATCATCGAACGAAAGAGCCTCTCTGAAGCTTTTAAAGTTCATTTTAACTCCTTCTTTAAATTTTTCAAGTGCCTTTGGAGATACCAAATAGCCTTTTCAATATCTTGTACGCTATCCCCTTTGTGTTGATGTCTCGCAATATATTTAATCGCATTTCCGTCGTTAAAACCAAGGTTCCAATCTTCAATGGCATCGATAACTTCGATCCGCCCAGTGTTATAGTGTGTGGGGCTATTGACTTTTTCTTTTTTTGGTTTGCACGCTTTTTCTTTTCCACAACGTTTACATCCTTTTTTCTTCTCCATGGCATCGTCCTCCTGTTCGCTGACATCTCCAAATCCAAAATCGTGACCAGCAAGTGCTTTTCTATACGGGAGATGATCTTCTGCTGGTTCAAAGCTTTTGTGTGATATCACTGATCTGTACTCCCCAAGGCTCCCTCTCCACGATCTGAGATGGTGATAGGGCTCTTGTCATATAGATCGCCACCTTTCGACTCTAGAGTCCTAAATGGTATAACAGGGACAAGCACAACCTGTGCTATTTTGTCGCCTGGGTGGACTTGCTGTCTTTCTTTTCCAATATTATGCAGATCAATAAATACTTCTCCGTCATAACCACTATCGATACAGTGCGCACCAACAACTAGGTTACGTTTGGCTGCCATACTGGACCTGTTCATAACCTGGAGCATATACCCATGCGGCACTCCAAATCTTACTCCGATTGGAAACAGCGCGTTTTCTCCAGGGTTGAGGATTATCGTGCTTGTTTTCTTCGGATTGTGAAAGACGTCTAACCCTGCGTCACTAGGATTGGCTCGCTCAGGTGCTCGAACGCCCTCTCTAACTTTTGCGTACTCAAGAATCATTTTTTTTCTCCAAATGTTTTTTAAACTCTTCTATAATCTTTTTAGCTTTATCCCAACACTCGGGACAATACAAATTTACTTTTCCTTCCTGTTCTCTTACAACAACAGACCAGGACATAACCTGCTCCTTATCTTCTTTATCGAAAGCCTTACTGCAAGTCATACACTCATCGTCTAGTTTACCAAAGAGGGCAACTTTCGATGCAAGATCTTTTTTAGCTTTCTTGTTTTTGTTTCGTTTAAGTTTACGAGACATACTACCCATTATAAGCTCCTTTTTCTATTTGTCAACCTAAAAGTCTAAAATTATGCTTGATAGACTTTGTAGAATAACCCCATGCGGGATCGTGATCCAATCTAGCCATATATGGCCTATTGATGTGTAATTTATCAGTATCTCTGACTCCCCAACATCTAATGCTTGTGACCGTTGAAGTGCTGTCGATAGCTCTGAGGATCCAGTAAGTTCTCCCTGTCTTTGTTTTCTTCGGGAGGATCTCTCGTGGAATGAACCACACAACATCACCAAGCTCAGGATCTCTAGCGCCCAGCGGTGGGACCATATAGTGCTCCAGTCTTTCGCGAACGTCCCGTGTCATAACAAGACTAATTGGAAAGATTCCAGTAAGAGAGGAAATATTCTCAATCTTTTCCTCGTCTGAGTATTCACCTTCTGGACTATACAATTCTATGTTTTCGTGTAGTTTCTTTTTGTTCTTCGGTCGGTCTGCGATACATGCAGCCCAGAAATGTTTCATCCCCGTGAACCTGTCGTCGAGCAAATCTCTCATAGCGCCGCATCGACACAATACATCCATAGCCTTTTTATTGAATTTTGAATAGACAATATCTTCGCTGAACAGCAGTTCCTCGGCATTCGCGAAAGGACGATTGTTAATAATCTGCTCGATAGCTTTGTCGCCCAATCCTTTAATCGAGCTTAGAGGTTGAATCATCGTCTTGCTGTCATCGGATATATCCCAGTGCCAACTAGAAGTGTTGATGTTCACTGGTTCGATACTGAACCCGTACTTCTGTGCCAAATTGATTGCAGCTTCTTTCCGTCTCTCCGGCTCTTTATCAAGGAACGCTGCCATCCACTCAGCAGGATAGTAATTCAAGAGCCAAGCGCACTGATATGAAAGAATGGAATAGGACACAGCGTGAGATTTGTTGAAGCCGTAGCCTGAGAAGTATTCGAACTTCTTCCACATTGCTTCTGCTGTCGCTTTATCAATCTTCTTTTGCATGCAACCATCGACAAACTTTTTGCGGATCTTATTCTTTTCTCTCGCACCCTTGCCTGTTCCTTTTTTCGTGAGGAGCTTTCGTAGTTTATTACCCTCGTCTAGAGAGATATTGTCTCCGAGTCTGTGTGCAAGAAGAGCAATCTGTTCTTGGAAAATTAGGAAACCTGCCGTCTCCTGTGTTAGCTCCTTGACAATATCATGCGGATACACGATCTTGCTTGGATTACTCTTTGCATCAACATAGAGGTCATCAACATCAGCACTCAGGGGCCCTGGGCGATAAATTGATGTGATGGCTGAAATATCAATAATGTTATTTGGCTTCGCCTTCATACAAAACTTCTGCGCACCCTCGTTCGTGAACTGGAAGATGCCAACAAACTTTCCTTTATGGAAGATATTTTTGTAAACCTTCTTATCATTAAAATCGATAGTGTCTGGATGTAGATTTTTATCATACCAATCTTTTACCTGCTCATACGTTGGGTTCTCGATCTTGTGGTGTCTCTTAAGTATGTGTTCCGTCGCTCCCTGGATCATCTCCAGCGTCGACAGTCCCAGCAGATCAAACTTAATAAACCCAAGCGGCTCCAAGTGGCGTACATTTTGCCCCTCAGACCACGGAGTCTGAACAACTCCGCCTGAGTTAATTAAAGGCATGTGTTTATCTAGATCCTCGCCAATCACAACACCACCAGCGTGG